AGAGCGGGCTGCCGTTGCGGAAGCGTATCTCCTCTTTGCCGGCGGCGAGGCTGATGCCGTGGTCGGGGTCCACGAGGCCGCTCATCTCCGGTCTGAGCACGATCGCGCACAGGCTTTCGAACGTGTCCTTGATGACGCTGAAGTGCTGGGCGGTCCATACGATGCGCATGCCGGGGGTTCGGGCGGCGCGGTGGATCGCGACCCAGCCGATGTCGTAGGTCTTGCCGGTCTGGCGTGGAATGGACAGCACGGCGTTGCGGGCGGACCAGAAGCCGTCGGCGCTTTTCGCGAGGATGATCCGGTTGATCTGCCGCTGCCAGACGTCGAACCGGTCGCCCGCCGCCGCGGCGAGGTTGTTCAGGCTCGGCTCTCCGCTCGTATACAGGTCGTCGGGGATGATCTGGCAGGCCGCCCCGTCAATCCTCGTGCTCATCCAATCGTATGTCCTCCGTGTCCAGGGCCTGCATGGCCGGATCATGCTCGTTCGACGCCTTGTCGATCGCCTCGATCTCGGCGCTGATGTCCGCCAAGCGTTTCGTCAGACTGGCGAGGTCGCGTGAGCTTATCGACCCTTCGTCGAGCTTTTCGGCGATCAGGTTGCGCATCGCCACCAAGAGCCGCCGGCGGTCCCCGGAAGCGGCGGCGTTGCTGACCCTGCGCGACCTCGAAGAGGGTTTCGATCGGGTGGTTTTCGGCGTTCTGGCGACCATGACGGCTCCTTGCCAAGTGTGGAAAAAGTCCGGGGGAAAAACGGCCCTTTGCCCGTGGTGGCCGTCAGGGGGCCGGGTGGGGGCTACTCCCCACCCCCGAACCAGTCCGAGCATCGGATCGGCTGGCTTGGAGCCGTGGTGTCGTCGTGTCGCGGCGCCTCGCCGTGGGCGATGAGGTAGGCGACGCGCTCGCGTGCCCATGCCAGACCGTGCGTGCCTTTGATGGCGTTGCACCATCGATGCGCCGGACCGCTGTTGTCGTGCGTCAGGGTGCCGCCTCGCGCCAAGGGTATCGTCTCGTCGATCACGAAGCTGTACGGGTCGGGCGAACGCAACGTGTAGTCGATGGGCCGATAGCAGATGTAGCAGTCGGCTTGCATGTGCCGCCACCGCTGCTGCTCCAGCCTGCGCCGATGCCCGTTGCGTTTGCGCGGGTTGCCGCTCACTTGAGCCTCGGCTTGCTGCTGCACTGGCTGACCTCGACGCCGGCCCTGAACACGATCTCGTCGGCGATCAACGGCACCCACACGATGCCCAGATCGTCACGAGAAACCTCCAGATAGGGCTGCCGGTCGGCCATCGCATAGGGGAAGATCACGCCATCCACGAGCACCCGCCCCCTGCGGGCGTCCACTTCGATACGCTTGGGATACAACGCCATGACACGCCTCCAATCGAACGCCCACACGAACAACAAACGGCGCCCGCCGTCGGGAAGCAGCGGGAAGAACCGCCGGCGAGGCGTCTGTCTGCGGTGGTTTCTCGGGTGCCGCATACGCCGGTTATGCACGGTGCCGGCGGCGGCTGGCGGATGGCGCGGGATTCGGACCCGCGAAGCATGAGGCTTGTCATGCTTGCCCGCCTAGCAAGCGGGTGCCTTCGGCCGCTCGGCCAACCATCCCGGATATGAGAAAAGCCCCGCCGGCATGGGCAGGGCTTTTCGATACTCCGATTACACGCGACAGCGTAACACGGAACCGGGTCAGGGTTCAAGCGTCGCCTGCGTCCCGCGCGTCCTTGGCTTGGGCGCACGCCAGCAATTCCAGAATGTTCCACGCCCAATAGGGGCCGTCGATGTGCCGCGTGCGGGGCATTTTGCCGCGCGTCCGCCAGTTCTTCAAGTCGTTGCCGCTCACGGCGACGCCAGTGTTCTCCCTGACCCATCGGGCGGCGTCGGATTGGGTGCGGGTGATGTGCATGAGGCCCGCGCGGCGCAGGTATTCCAACCGCACGCGCTTCAGATCGAGCCATGCGCCGCATTCGGGACACACCGCATACCGCGCGGAATGGGCGGCGTAGATCGGCGTGCGCACCGGTTCCCCATCATCCCCCAACGTGTTCAGGCAGTCGGGGCATACGCCGACAAGACGGCGCTCGTCGGCCCGCGTGGTGGCGGTTTCGACCTTTTCCGACAGTCGGATCAGGTCGGCGTATAGGTCGCCGGCCGTGTCGAGTCGTGCGAGGTCGTGCATGTGGTGCAGCAGCAGGCTGGTGATGTCGGCCCATTGCATGAGGGTGCGGGGGCGGCCGTATCGGTCGTGTCCGATCGGTTTGACGCCGAGCATGCCGCCGGTGAGTTGCAGGTGCGTTTCCACCGTGGAGTAGAGCGCTTGGGCGGCTTCGTTGACCGGTGGGGCCGCGTATGCCGCGTTGCCGTGGCGTGGCGAGCGTTCGCGGGTGGTGGCTTGTTTGTAGGCGATCTGCTGGAGGGCTGGCATGCCGGCCTTCAGGAGCCATGCGAGGCGTCGCGCCCAGTCTCGGGCGCATGCCTTGCAGATGGTGGCCTCGGCCGGTTTGCCGCAGATGACGCAGTTGTGTTCCATATCCCCCGCCCTTGTCGGTGCTAGACTTGCCTTTTGGACAATGCAATGCCTCTGCCGCAAGGTGGGGGCTTTTTATTTGCCTCGCCGCCGTTCCCGGCGTGGCGGATTGGCCGGGGGCGGCTTGATTTCAACGATTTTTTTAACTTTCCTGTCTATTGTCGCTGATGCCGGCGGGTTTTGGCGGCGCGTACCGGGGTTCGAGGAATTCGGGGCGTTTCGGCTGTGGTGGCGCGGGGTGGGCTTGCAGGATGATGGCCTTCACCTCGTCGACGGGGATGCGCAGGGACTGCGCGGTCTCTTCCGGCGTCACACCCTTGCCGCGCCATTCCACGATGATCCTCCTGACGCCTTCGGTGACTTTCATCCCCTCGCCTCCTGCCGGTCGAGCCGTTCGCATGCGGAGTGCCTGGCGCACATCATGGCGACGCGGCGCATGCACTTGCGGATCGCGCCGTCGCAGGAGAGGGCGATGACGGTGAACCGGCCGAAGCATTCGGGGTGCGACACCCTCGCGGTGGGCGTGGCGGTGCCGCGCATGATGATGACCGGCCCGATCTTCCAGGCGGTGACGTTAACGTCGATGTCGATGTCGATGTCGTTCATTCTCGTTCCTTTCTCGGCCGGCTCGTCCGGCCGTACTGCTTGCCGCCCCATATGCCCTGCAACGGGTAGCCGCTGATCCGGTTGTTATCGTCGGCAAAGGCGCGGCACTCGTCGATGACCGGGCATTGCCGGCACACGGCGAGCGCCGCCGCCTGTTCGTATGGTTTGCCGCTGAACCAGAGTTCGGGGTCGTGGTCGCGGCATGCGGCTTGATGTCTCCAGTTCATGGGCTATCGGCCGCCGTTGTAGGTGAAGACGATGCCGAGGCGTTTCATGACAAGTCCCTTTGCAGTGCGTGTTGGCCGGCCGCGGTGATGGCGTAGCGGCCGTATCCGACGTCTTCCGCGTATCCACGTGCTTCAAGGGACTGGTAGGTGCGCCGGTGATTGCCATCCGCAGGATAGGCGTCGCCATGCCTGACAATCTGGAGCAGTGCGCTCTTTTGCGCGTAGGTGAGTCGCCGGACGCTCATTTCAACGCCTCCGTCCGCGCGGCAGTGATCGCCAACCGCGCAAGCAGCCGATACTGCTCTTTCGCGTCAGGGTTCAACTTCGACCACAACGGCTCCACCTCCTCGAAGCCCATGCCCGACGTACCCGTATAGACGGCGAGCGCCGCCGCGTCGATCTCCCTATCGGTGATCTTGCGGCATACGCCGGCCCTGTACGCCTTGCGCGACGCGAGGCACTGGCCGAGACTGGTGATGCCGGTCGGGCGCTCGCCGTTGTCTGGGTAGGGGTAGCGTTCCTCGATCTCGTTGGTGATGATGCTCATCGTGTTCCCTCCATCGATTCGTATGCTTCAAGTACTTCCGTCAGGCAGCGTTCTTTGATGGAGGTCGTTTGGATCAGCGGGTTGTTTCCTTGCAGCGTGGCGTCGAGTTGTGCCTGGCGTATGTCGGCGAGCTGGGTTTCGAGCCATTGGTGGAAGCTCATCGTGGTTCCTTTCCTGTGTGGTCGTCGGCCCTTGTGGTGGTGTGCATGCTTACCAGTCCTTTTCGAGTTCTTGGCAGTCGGGGCAGATGGATGACGTGGTGTCGGTGAGCGGTGCGCCGCAGATCGCGCAGATGGTCGGATCGTTGGCCGGTTCGGGTCGGTGGGCTGCTTCCAGGAGGCGGCGGATGAGTTCGATGGTCTGCGGGGCGGGGGTTGTGGTGTGGGTGCTCATTGCTTGTCCTTGAGTTTGATGTGTTCCCAGTCGCATGACGCTCCGCCGGAGTCGGAGAAGCATCGGACGGCCGCGCTGCCGTCGGGCAGTTCGTACCAGCGGACGTATCCGGGGTCGGGGTTGTTCACGGTGCCCTGGCCGCAGCCTTTGGGTGTTTCTCCGCATGCCGTGAGCGCGAGGATGGCGAGGATCGCCGTGAGGGTTGCGGGTATTCGTTTGCGGGGGTTCATGATCGGGCTCCTTGGATGCCGGCTCGCATGATGTCGAGGTAGTTGGCGTAGTCGTTGCGGTCTCGTGTGATGCAGTCTTCGACCCTGTGGGTGCCTGCGTGGTTTTGGTAGGGGTTGTGGTCGAGGGCTAGGTCGCTGATCCGGTAGGTGCTCAAATCGAGTTTCCGGTGGTTGGCGAGGGCTCTAAGCCAGTCGGGGTGAAGGTGCGGGGCGAGCTGGTTGGTGAGTATGTCGATGTCGTAGTCCACGTTGGTGCCGGCCGGGTGGAGCACGTACTGGGATGCCTCGGTGTTGAGGAATTCGCTTAGGTTGCGGGCCACGTTCGCGTATCCGTATTCGTTGGGTTCGGTTTCCATGACGGTGTCCAAGAGCCCGTTGTCGAGGTGCATGCGCAGCACGTATGGGTCGAGGTCGTAGAGGCTCACATCGTCGGGGCGGACGGGGCTGATGAACCGGCCGCCTTCCTCGGCGGCGTCGAGGCTGGTGACGATCATGCCGATTTCGAGGATTTTCGCGTCGGTGCGGCTGATGCCGGTGGTTTCGGTGTCGATCCACAGGAGCATGTGGGGTTTCTCGGGCGGTCGGGGCGGGTCGAGCGGGATCGACCGGCCGCCGACGGTGAGGTTCCTGACACTGGTGTTCATTCTTGGATTCCTTTCCTGACGCTGACGGGTCAGAACAACATCGATTCGTGCATCTGCCCGTCCAACTCACGCAAGATGCGCACGCTCGTGGCCCAATACGTCTTCTTCAGTTCGATCGACAGGCCGCGCCGGCCGAGCTTGACGGCCTCGTACACAGTCGAACCGATCCCTCCGAACGGATCGAACACAAGCTCACCCCGGTTCGACCACAACCGGATGCAACGGGCGATCAGATCCAGCTGCAACGGCGAGATATGCCGTTCATCATCGGAATCCTTCGCCAGCCGGGCGTTCAGCACGTCGCCCTGCTTGATGTCCATCCACACGGGGCACACATGCCGCTCCGATCCAAGCGTCTCGTCGTGCCCGTAGTCGAACCAGATCGGGGAAGCCCATTGAATCCACTCGTCGTTCGTCACGTCCGTCTTGACGGGCACGGGATTGTCGCCCGGCTTGCGGAACAAAAGCACGTAATCCGCATACGCGGGACGACTCATCGCGGAATCCTTGTTCTTCGTGGTGAACATCAATCCCTGCGCCTTCGTACGGATCGCCTGAGCCTGCGGATCCTTCCACACGCACACCTCACCGTGGTAGATCCACCCGGCCGACTCGTAGTCACGGATCACGTCGCCACGAAAATCATGCGTGCCCACATACCCGAACGACGACTTCGTGCGACTCAACTGCGTGCAATGCACACACGCCAACCGCCCCGGCATCGTCACACGCAACAACTCGCGGATGATATACCCATACTGCTCATGAAACACGTCCGCACTATGGTTATTCGACAGATCACGGATCGAATCGGAAAACGTGAACAGACTCACGAACGGCGGCGACGACACACTCAACCCGACCGAATCCGCCTCGATCTCACCCATGCGCTCGCAGCTGTCGCCGAGCCAGAGCTGCCAGTCGTTGCCCTTGGCCTCGTCGGTGGTGTATGTTTCGTCGATCATGTCATGCCGCCTTTCTGTAGTTGCGTGTTTCGTTCATGGTGGCCACGAGGTCGGCGCTGAGCATGGTCGCCTCGTGTTCCTTGCGTTGGATGTTGGCCGCGATCTCGCTTTCGAGGTCGGAGCAGACGATGTGCACGTCCACGACGTGGCGCTGCCCGAATCGGTAGCATCGTCGGATCGACTGGTAGTAGGATTCCCAGCTGTCGTTGATGCCGCAGAAGATCATGCGGTGGCAGTTCTGCCAGTTGAGGCCGAACGCGGCCATCTGGGCTTTAGTGACGAGTACGCGGATGTTGCCGTCGGCGAAGTCGAGGAACGCCCGGGCCTTGTCCTCGGCGCTCATGCTGCCTTTGACGTTCACCGCGCCGGGGATGAGTTTTTCCAGCCGGTCGGCCTCGTCGTTCAGCCCGCACCAGATGATCCATTGGTCGTCGGGGTGCCGGTTGACGAGTTCGACGCTTTTCGCGACGCGCGCGTCCAGCGTTTCGCGGCGTACGCGCGAGCGTCCTCCCACGCCGCCGATGTCGGAGGCGAACAGCTGCCCGTCCGGCACGGATCCCCGGTATGGTACGTAGTCGGCGTCCACGTGCAGTCCGGGCAGTTCGAATCCGGCGTCGCTGCCGCCGATGTCGGATGGTTTGCGCAATGCGATGGCCCATTGGGCGAGCCATCGCATGAACGCGGTTCGGCCGTGTCCCTTCAGCCGCCATCCGCTGCCCTTGTCCGCGCCGAGGTTGTTCGTGAAGTACGTGGCGAGGATCTCCTGTCGGGTGGAGTGTCCGAGGAATTCGGCCTGCGAGGTGAGTTCCTCGGGGTCGTTCGGCGCTGGGGTCGCGGTGCATGCCAGACGGTGGCGCACCGGTTTGAAGTGGTTGATCAGCATGGTGCGGGTCTTGCCGGTGGATTGTTTGAGGATCGACGCCTCGTCCAGGACGACCGCGTTGAACATGTCGGCGGGGAACGATTCGACGCGTTCGTAGTTCGTGACCCATACGCCGTCGCCTGTGATCTCGTCGGGTGTTCTCACGTAGGTGGCGGTCAGGTCGAGCTTGCGGGCTTCGCGGCATGTCTGCTCGCATACGGCCAGCGGGGCGACGACGAGCCTGCGCCCGTCGAACCGGCGGGCCCATTCGAGCTGCATCATGGTCTTGCCCAGTCCGGTGTCGGCCCAGATCGCGGCTCTGCCTACCTTGAGCGCCCATGAGACGATGCGTTTCTGCCAGTCGAACAGTCGGGGGTGGAGCGTTCCCTCGGGGACGTCGATGCCGTCGGGCGGTTCCGTGTCGCGTTTGCGTTTCAGGAATTCGTGGTAGCTGATCATTGTCGGGATCCTTTCGGGTGTTTGATGTCGGGGATGTAGCCGGGCTGGTCCGAGGGTGGTTCGGCCGGGGTGCGGGTGCCGTCCGCGTTGAGCTGCTGCCAGCCGACGGTGCGGTAGTAGACGGGGATGGTGGCGGGGTCTTTGCCCATGTGGACGAGGTAGCCGAGCCGGTAGGCGCGTGCGGGGTGGGCGTGGACCCATCCGTGGCATCCGGTGGTGCCGCTGCCGCACAGGGTGAGCAGGTTGCCGGGCTCGTGCAGGTTGTCGTAGCCGTGGCCTTGGCTGCGCATTCTGCGGTGGTGGATGCTGTACCCGCTCCAGCCGGTGTCGATGGGCTGGCCGCAGATGGCGCATTTGAAGCCGTCGCGGTGGAGGACTTGCCGGCGGGTTTCGTTGGTGGGTTTGGTGCTCATCTCTGGGCCTTTCGTTGGCATTCGTTGATGATTTCCTTGGCTTTTTGTTCCGGGTTGCTGCCGGTTTTTACGCAGGCCCAGAAGTCGGTTCTCATCGCGTCGGTGAAGGTGCCGGCCGGTACGTGGTCTCGGATGTGGCCGGTGATCCACCGGTCGTCGATGACGGTGCCGTCGGGCAGCGCGTGCCGGTAGGGTTTCGGCCGGCTGGGCATGGTGTCCATGTATGCGCCTTGGCGCAGCCATCGGCTCATGTTGGGCGCGTATTTGGGTTCGTCGATGGTTTTGGCGTAGGCGATGGCACTGCCGATGAGCTGTCTGGGGGCGGCCGGCGGTCGGCCGTCGACGCCTTGGACGGCGAGGTTCCACGCCTTTTCGGCTTCGGTTTTGCTGCCGGTGTGGCGTGGGTATGCGTTCCATGCGGTCTCGAATGGTTCTTCGAGCATCCTGGCCTCGAGTTCGGCCATGGTGACGCGCTCCGGCTCCGACTCGGACACCGGTGTCGACGTCGGGGTCGGCGTGGAGGGGTTGGGGGAGGTTATATCGGTATGGGAATAGGTATAGGTAAGGGTGCTTCGTTTTTGCTTGCCGGTTTGCTTCGCGTTTGCTTCACCTTTTGCTTCGGCAAGTGCTTCGTCGTTTGCTTCGTTTGTTTGAAGCATTTGCTTCGCTGTCTGCTTCGCTGTCTGCTGAAGCATTTGCTTCGTTTTTGCTTCGTCTCGAGCGGCCGGACGCCTTGCCTCCGGCACGGCCGGCGCGGGCGCGTTTTTCCTGTAGTTCCTTGGTGGCCGCGTACTTGCAGAGCATGGTGCCGTCCGGGTTGGCGGCGACGATCTCGAACACGTCGGACTCGGTTTCGCGCCACAGGCCGGCGTCCACGAGCTGGCGGGCGAGCTTCGGGCTGCCGCCGAGCTTCCTGACGCGCTGCATGGTGATGGCCCCGTCGTAGTCGCCGTGGCGCAGCTGGCGTCCGACGTAGCTGCCGGCGAGAGCCCACAGGCCAATCGCGGACAATGGAAGCTCCTCGCATTGCGGGCTGTCGTAGATGCCGTCGTCGATCATGAACCAAGTCATGGTGAACCTCTCTCAATGTGTGGTTACTTGATCTCGCCGGTGTTCGGATCGACGGCCTCTCCTCCGTCGGTCTCGTCAGCATCGTCGTCGAGATCGGGATAGTCGGGCGCGCTTTCCTCGAACGTGGCGAGGCTGTCGTGGAGGTTGTCGTACAGGACCGCGCGGCGTGCGTCCTTCGGATAGGTGAGCAGCCGGTTGATGACCTCGGCGCAGTCGATGATGTGCTGCGCGAGCACGTCCGTGTCGTACACGGCCTCGGTGTACGGGTCGATCTGATGGAACTTGTCGAGGTAGGCGTCTTTGGTTTCGAGCTGCATCTTGTGGTTGACCGCGCGGCGGAAGTCCACGGCCGCCTGCTTGATCTTCGCGCACGAGCTGTTGAAGTCCAGCAGGCCCAGCGGGCTCATCTCGTCGGGTATGAGCGCGTCCTGAACAAGTCCCGAGTCCTTTTTCTTTGCCATGAGGGTGTCCTTTCTAGAATTCCGGTTCGCCGGCATCGGTGGTGAACGTGTCCGGCGTGTAGCCGCTACCGCCGGTGGCCCACGGGGCGGTTGGGCCGCCTCTC